CGTCGAATAGAACGAAATCTAAGGCTACCCACCGAGCAGGCGGCCATCAATGCGATGTTTGAAGCCCACGAACGCTTACGGGATTTTGGGTGGCGAGATATCATCTATTGTCCGAAGGATGGCACTGTTTTCCAGGTCATCGAGACAGGATCAACCGGCATCTTTGATTGTTATTATTCCGGAGAATGGCCGGACGGTTGTTGGAATGTGATGGACGCCAACGACGTTTATCCATCATCAAAGGGGCCAACGCTCTTTCGGCTCAAGCGTGCTGAGACCCCTGACCGCTCAGAGCCGACACAACCATCGCACAAGCCTTGATCCAAAAAGAAGCCGCCACGCCATGACCGAGGACCAAACCCGCCGCCTGCTGCGCGAGGAATGCCAATCAGCTGGCAGCATGCGGGCCTGGGCACGGAAGTATAACCTCTCCCCCGCCTATGTCTCCGATGTGCTCTCCGGGCGGCGCGACATCGGGCCTTCGATCTGCGAGGCCTTGGGGCTGGAGAAGGTCACGCACTATCGGGTCCGGTTTTACAAGAGGAAGGCATGAGCGAGGAAGCCGACAAGATCGAGTTCGTTCGCGGGCAGGTCAGGGCTTTGATCGCCTTCGCAACGGCGGTCATTCAAAGCTGCCAAGAGCCCGAAAGGCTCGACGCAGTATTTGCCGTCCTCTCCCAAGTTGCACTCGCAAGCAGCGAGACAACCTTGGTGTCGGATCGCCTGATTTCTGGCATGACGAGCACGAACGAGCGCCTTCGCGAGAGTCTGGCCACTCGTTTGAGAAATCAAGGAATGCCCCGTAATCCCGTTTGATCTTTTCCCGGTCGAAAGTATCCATCATGTCATCTCCTCAACCGCAAGAATGCCTCGACATCCTCGACATCCAGATCGGGCTGGCCTCCCAAGGCGCCGTCAGTGGCCTTGCGTTCCGCTTGGCGCTTCGCGACGGCCAATCCCTGCTATTTGCTCTGACCGACCATCAGGCCAGGTTGCTTGCCAAGGCAATCGTGGATCGATTGGAGGTGGCACGGGCAGAGCCGGTGTCACAGGCCGTGAACTGAAGATGTTCCACCATTGAGGTTGTTGTTGTTGGAAGGAGGAATTCATGGATGAGGAGTTTCCTAGTGGTGCCTTGATCACCGTCAAACTTGAAATCCGTGTTCCTATTGCCTCGACTCGCAGCCAAATCAATGAGTGGCTAAACTACAACTGCCTACAGAGTGGCGGCATAGGTCTTGACAATCCACTTTACAATAAAGAACCAGACGCTTTTGGTCCCCGGCCGCTCGCCTTTGAATATTCCGGAATGGTGGGGCGCCGGGAGGAATTTGATCACGAAAATCGTCCAGATGGACGATATTACAAGGTGAGATGGATACGCGAGAGGGCACCGCCCAAGCCTTGATCCAAATCACTTCGGCCTGAGCCCATGCTTCGCCGCCACATGATCCTTCGGCAGGAACGGCGCCCGCGGCTTGACGTGATGCTTGTGCATCTTCACCCGCTTGGGCGCGTTCTGCGGCGGGATCGGCGGCCGGTGTATGGGTTCTGCGCTCAGAGGCGCCGGCACAAGCTGCCCTGGTTTCTGTTCCTCGCTCATTTTTTCCATTCTTCCATGTTGACACATACGCTAATATAGCGTACATAGCGAATGTCGAACCGAGGCAAGGTTGCCGCCTCGCCTCGGTTCTAAGTCCAACCCACGGGGGATGCCGTGAACCAGACCATTCGAAATCTGCAAGCCTTCGAGCCGTACTTCGATCTCGTCGATCAACCGGCTCAGACCCTCATCGCCATCGTCCCGGTCTCGCACGGCGTGGGCTGCTACTCCCACCTCGTCACCGAGGCTGTTGCCCTTCCTTGGCATGACGATCTGCCGGCCTACTACAAGGGCCGCTGGCTGCTGCGCCAGCGCAACACGCGCGACAACCTCATCCGCGAGTCCACCGACACGTTCCCCTGCGCGAAGCTTGCGTCCTATGCCCATTGGTATCCGGACCCGGAGGACCCGATCGAGTGGGAGGCCTGGGTGGCACCGATCTGGGCAAGCACGGGAGGGGTGTTATGAGCCTTGAAGATCGTCTCGAAGCTATCCCTCACCACAAAGTCGATTTGACTGGCACTCCTGATGATCCTCGCGACATCGATCCGCACCGGCCGGAGATCACTATCTCCGCAGATTGGAGTGATAATCGCGGCGCACAGATAAACCTACACTATGGCGCGCTATGGGCTCAAGACAACCGGTGGGCCGATCTGAACGTCTATGAGGCTCGTCAACTCGCGAAAGCAATCGTCGAAATTGCCAACGCGGTCGAGCAGGCTTGCGAGAACCAAAACGAAGCTGATTATGATCGTCAACAAGAACAACTGATGGAAAGCGGCGGTGGTCCGAACCTGATCGAACAACAACAAGCGGCTTATAAAATCAAGAGAGGCTTGCCATGAACATCCTCTCGCAAGCCACCTCCGCAGAGGTCACCATCCGCCTCATCGAACGGCGCTCCTGCGATTTCATCATCCTCTATGACTCGCTCGATCTCGCCGCCATCTCGCATCGATCGACCGACAGGGCAGAGGCCAACCGCTTGTTTGCCCGGGCGGTCGAGGTTGCCAGGCTCGGGTTCTCGCATCCGGCTTGGCGAAGGAAGCAGAGACAGACCATCAACATCACACAAGGGGAGTAGAACCATGGCTCGACCAAAATCAGGCTACAAGAACGCCGCCGGCTTGCCGGTGCCGGGAACCGGCGACATCAATGGCCGCTACATGAACCGCGAGCGCCTGCTCTATTGGGCATTCAACCGCGGCAAGCAGGGCCTGCCCAAACTCTACGACAACTCCGCGCTCGACATCGGCACGGCCGTCCACACCATGGCCGAGCTCGATCTTCGCGGCGACCCGGAAAAGGAAATCCTCTACTACCTCGAAGCCACGCTGACCTATGCCGAGGATCGCGAGAAGGCGGCGGCTTCCTTCAAGACTTTCCGCGCTTGGCGCTCGCAGTTCCATGTGGACGCCTACAAGCAGGAAATCTCGCTCGTCTCCGAGAAGCTCCAATTCGGCGGCACGCTCGACACCGTGGCCTTCATCCGCAGCGGCAAGGGCCTGCTCGAATTCAAGACTTCATCGGAAGTCTATGAGGATCACCTGTTACAGATGGCCGCCTACGGCATCCTGTGGGCCGAGAACAATCCGACCGAGCCGCTCGATGCCGGCTATCACTTGATCCTGCTGCCGAAGGATGGCTCCAAGCCGGTCCATCGGGAATTCACGCATGAGCAGCTGCACCCATTCCGGCAGAAGTTCTGGCTCTATCGGCAAGCGTACAACTACGAAGCGCCATGCAATGATCCCAAGGTTCTGGCCGGATCGAAGGTCGCGCCCTCACCGAAGCCAAAGGGGCGTGTCGTGCCGGTGCAGATGGCCATTCCCGACTGCCGGCTTGATCCACCGGCCGTGCAACTCTCCATGGGCGAGCTGCTACGCTCCTATGGACACATCAAGGAAGGAGTCGGGGCATGAGTAGATGGCGCCCAATAAAATCCTTTCGCGGTCCAACTTCACGTTTTGGGCGCAAGGTTGATCTATGGCTCAGTATCTATGCCTCGCCTCGATCAATGGGCATGGCCGATGATTTCCGAGTAGTTGATTGTTGGCGCAAGGATGGAAAGTGGTTCCACGAATTCAAAGGTGAAGAAACAGAGCTTTTCACCGACTATGTCACGCATTGGTTACCCATACCACGTCCGCCATCAAGGAGAGGATCATGACCGCAGCCGTCATCAAGATCAAATACGCCAACCCGCCCAAGGAGGGCAAGAAACAGGCCACGGTGAAAACCGACGACAACCAGATATTCGGCGTCTGGCCGAAGGAATTCGGTCTCCTGCGTCCCGGACAGACGTACAAGGTGGAGTTCTCCGAGCGCGCGTTCAACGGCAAGACCTATCGAACGATCACCCGTTGCGAGCCCGTGTCAGATGTTGAGGAACCACCCTCGGGTTTGGCGCAACAGTCGCAACGTAGTTCTCAATCAAATGGCGAACAGGAATTCGTAGCCAGAGTGTTAGCTGCCAGCATCCAAGCCTGTTGCGTCTCGCACACCCAGGAAGCCCTGACCGCAGAAGCGAAGATGCTGCGGTCGGTCTACCGACAGGTGTTCTAGGTCTCAATGCACCGCCGTCGCCTTCCCCTGCAGCGGCGCCCGCTTCACCTCGATCGCCTTCCTGATGATGCTTTCCGGCCCGCTCGCCGACTGCATCATGATCATGTTGGCCGCCCGCTCATGCGCGGCCGTGATCTCCTTGTGCATCTCGATCGCCTTCAAGGCATCCGGCATCTGCTGGAATCCCGGGACGGCGACCAGCCGGTTGAGCGCCATCTTGGCCATCTTTCCCGCCACCCGCGCGTAATCGTGGTATTG